CGTAGAGTTCTTGTGCTGCTCTAGAACTTCTCCAGTGAGGCATTCCGAATGTTCCTTGACTTTTGAAATTTTCAGCCATATCGCGTTACTTTTATTTTATTTATTCTCTATTAAAGTGTACTATTGCTGCCTGTGCTTACGCCGCCAGTTTTGTATACTGTAATTCTCTGAATAATTTTTTCCATTCCTTTAGTAACCCATACGCCAATATCAATAATTGCAAGACCTTCATCAACGATATCTGGAGTATTATTCGATTCATCCATCGTAATCTGGTAATTAATAAGAGCTCCTGCATCTTTCATTGATTCAAGAATAGGAGTTACTGCATTTATGATAGTAAGACGAGTTACTGGGTTATTGAAATCGAATACGTAATTTTTAAGAACTTCTTCAACCTGTAGTTCAATTGTGTTAAGAAGCTCTCTCACATGTAAGTAGTTGAAATCGCTCTTTACAGTCTGATAAGCCGTTCTATTTGCATAGATAAGAACTTCACCTGTTGATGTTCTCTCAATAATTGAGTTATATCCAAATGGTTCTAGGTAGCTTCTATCTTCTTTGTCGAGCATATATTCTACACCTGCAAGATTAGGATTAGAAATGATACCATTTTTATTAGCTACAATAGCGTATGGATCTCCTCCTAAGAATTTCCTTACAAAGCTATTTGAAATATCAGCAGCTGGTGGAACAAGGATAACTTTATCATTCTCAGTATATTTTAAGAATGGTCCGAATACACCGGTGAACTTTGATCCATTGTCTTCATCAGGAAGAGTAAATCTGAAGCTTCTTGGCATATCAGGATTACCTCCTACTGGAATGTACTCCGTACTGAAAATTGGTTTTGGATCAACTCCGCTAACGAATACGTCGCAGAAGTAAGGATCCTGACTTGTTGAAAATTGAGTCATTGAAGGAGCACTAATAATAGCAGTAGTTTTACCTCTCTTCTTAGCAAGTCTGGAAAGATAAACTTTACCTCCCAAATTAGGTCTAAGACCATAGGCCATTGTATCAACTACATATCTGTAGTTAATCATTTCTGGGTTAGTTAAGCCTCTAAGAATTCCTTCATCTTCAAGCATTGAATAGATCTTTTCGAGACCTTCTTCAGCGTTTGGTGTTCCGGTAGTTGTATATCCAGGAAGATGGTTAGAAGTAAGCTTAAGACCATCAAGAGCAAGGAATTTATAACATGTAGCTACAGATGCATCGTCGATTGGCATCTGAGTGGTTATCGTAGTTGCTCCTGCACCACCATCGATAGGTTCTGCTGTTTGTAGAACGTAAACTCCAGTAGGAGAACCATAAGTAGAAATATCATCTGTAAATATTTTAGAAATTACATAAGTAACTCCGGGAATACCATTTTCAGCTAATGCTTCATCTTTTTTAACTAAAGTACCAATACTAATTTTATTAGCATCTGACATATTATCAAGATAGAATTTTTTCCCTGTGGTTGTTCCTTCTTGATAAGTAGTGATTGTTAAAGTATTATGGATAACTTCATTTAATACACTAACATCATAACTTAAAAAATTAGATTGTATACTAACACCATCAACTCCAGTTAATGTTGAAGGTTCCCAAATTGCAGGAGATACAAAAACTCTTACATTGGAAGAAGCATTTGGGGCGCTAAATAATGATACATCTGTATAAACTGCATCAGATATAAAAATAGAAACATCTTGAGTGGTTCCAGTTGAAATGGTATGAACTGCTGGAGATATTAAAACAGAAACATCAATTGGAATAGTTGCAGAAGCATCGGTATACCAAACGGATGCTTCCCAAATTGCAGGAGATATAAAAGCATCATAACTAACCTCAACTTTGTTTATTCCTTGGTCAATAAAACCGTGACCAACTAAATCTACTAAATGTCCTGCGGCTAATATATCTGAACCATCTCCCATTTCCCATTGTCCCGATTCTTCATCCCAGATAAGTTGATCAAGAGCATCCTGATTAACATTAACCATAACACCCGTTAAAGGAGTTGAAGCATTAACAATATCTTCGATATTCTGGTTTGCTCCGGTTTGATCTCTAAAATCTGGAATAAATGTTCCGATCCATGATCCAACTAAACTAACTTGAGGAAGGTTAATAAATTCGTTCAATTTTGCAGGTATAACTCCTTTTGTATTAAAATAAGATGAGAAGAATGGATCTGAAGATAGGTTAGTATAATTTGTCCAGTCTCCTTCAATAGCTATAACTTGAATAAAATAATCCTTCATTAAATCATAAGGACGAATCCATTTATAAGGAATATTGGAACCATACCAATCTTTTGCTGTAACATCATATCCCTGAAGTCCAACAGCTTTTCTTACAATAACTGAAACTCTTTTAGTTCCAACATTAGCTACTTGTAATAATGAGGTGCTTTCAGCGGAACCAGGAACTCCTTCTTTATTTCCGGCTACTCCCAATAGATAGTCTGGATCTGGTTTCCAGAATCTTTCTCTATTATAAAAATTAATAAAAGCATCGCTAAAAACGCCAGGGTTCGAAGCGGAAGCATCTAACGAAAGAGAAACAAATTCTGCAAAGTTTGTTGAAGAATTATCAACATTTAAAAGATTAAGAGCAAATACGGGTGCTTGAAGCAAGCAAGTATCTATTGATCTCTGGAAGAAAGATCCTTTTTTCTCTAATTTCTTATCTATATCCCCAAAGAATCTAGCACGATCCCTGGTGGAACGAATAAAAGTAGGAGCATTGAAAGGCCCGATCTTTGAGAACCCAACTACTAATCTTAAAGACTGAGTTGTAACTGTAATTCTTTCAGACTGATCTACTTCGACTGTATAAACACCAGCAGCTTTAAATTGGGATAGATCTAAAGAAAGTTTTGCCATATTATTTCATTTATTTTTATTATTTATTCGTCAAAAATTTAAGGAAAATCTACTTTCTGACTTTTCAAATAATGTCTTTTATTTATATATCATAGAATGAAAAACCCCGTTTTAACTTTTTCACCATGACGATCCCCCGCTTTTCCAAGGGAGCCCGCCATAATTAGATGCTTTGTTTTTTTCGCCTTGCAACCATATTTTTCTTAATTCTTCTTGTTCAGCTGTAATGGCATCTGGGTTTTCATAAAATGCTGAAAAAGCATTATCATTTAAATCCTGACTATCATCTGGTTCTTCAAGAATAGCTAGCATATATCTTTTAATTAAAGAATCCGGCATATCTTCCAAAAAATCATAAAGCCAATCTTCATATTCTGGCTCTTCATAAAAACGAGAAAGATTTAAAACCGTCATAACAGCATCGTCATGTTTAGCAATGCCTTTATATCCTGTTTTTGTTTTTCCAAAAGACCCAAACTCGCTAATTGTTGATTTTTCGCTAGGCAAAATAGTTTTTTGAGATATTAATCTTTTTCCTAATTTGCAAAAATAATCTTTATCTTGTTTTTGTTTAAATCCTGCTTTTTTTCTTGGTGGTTTTTCTCCCGGAACTGGAGCAGTATGATAGGAGTGCATTACCATTCCTTCAAAATAATCTTCGTGCTCGGCAATTTTATTTAAAAAAGCTTTTCCATTAAAGTTCATTTCGGTAACCCATTTAACTGATTCGGGATTAAACTGATCAAAAGCTAAAGCATTATTGACTTTTGCCATAACTTCTTCATCTCCAATATTATCTCGGAATATACCAACTTGTCTTATTCTGAAAAGATTTTTTATTGTTCTTTCATCTTTTCTTAATTTTCTTAATTTAGCTATAGATTTAGGTTCCACTTGCCAAATAGTTGTAATATTATAGTCGTTATCTTTTTTCTCTTCTTCATCTTTTCCTTCTGCAATATCATTGGATAAAATAAATCTATACATATTTAAAGGAAAATCATCATTAGGATCAAAATCCGGATGCCACAAAAGATTATCTCGATAAAGTATTTCGTCCAAAGAGGACTTTTCTAATTCATGGAATTTATATTTCTTTTGAATTTTCTTTAGCCAAGCTAAATCGCTCCCCGATAAAAGAATATTACTTTTGCTATCAAATGAAAGTTCATATTCCTGAGCAAATGCCTCCGGGGTAAAGTTAGCTCTTTCCTTTTCGGCCCATTCATCATCTCTGCCGGGAACCTCCCACCAGTCTACCCTTTTATAAATAAAACTATTTAGACCCTTGTTGGCTTTATCCCATATTTCAAAGAATAAATTATCCATTCCATCGGGGGTAGAAGAAATAATACACTGAGATACACGAGAGGATGAAAGCGTAGGATAAACAGATCTCCAGAAGGATCGAGCTAATTTTTGATTAATGTGAGCAAACTCATCGATGTATAATACGTGAATTGTAAAACCGATAGCTGCCGTACTCGTTGTTGCTTGGGATGTTAACATACATCCATTATCGAGTTTCAAACCCAAAACTGCAATTTGTTTTATACCTGGTTTAAGAAAGAATGGAAGACCCCTGAAAACATCAACTACTTTTGCTACAATTTCTGTCGTTGTAGCTTGTTTGTTAGCAAGAATAAGCAGGTTTCTATCTGTATGAAAGCAAAGATACCAAGCAAAGAAAGCAGAAATAGTTGTTGTCTTACCAGTCTGGCGAGAGGCCATCAAAATATAATTTCGTACTTTAGGACCAAAATCTTCTAAATCATTTATCCAAACCTCTTCGCCAACGGTATTTAAAATATCTCTTTGAAAATCCCTTAAAGTAACCGTCTGCCTTCCGTAGTCAGTTAAGAATCGACAATATTTTTCTACAAAATATTCTATATCTTGAGAACATTTTATAAATTCTTGTTCTTCTTCGTGAGTTAATTGAAAAAGAATATTATCAGCTTTTAATTCTGGATCTCTTTGATGAAAACAGTCTAGATTAACATCCGCTCCATACCTAAGTTTTTCAAGAGCTTCATTGACTATTTCAGTGTTCCATACAATATTTTGTGCCATTTTTAACGGATCTTTAACATATATACCTTATTCCGTTTTTATCTCTTCAATATCTTGAACATTTTGATCTCCTTTTATAATGACAACCTGGTCATTTTGAGCAGCTTTTAATCTTTTTGTTTCATTAATTAATTCTTTTGTTCCAAGAGCTACAAGACCTTTATCATTCCTAACCATTCCATTTTGACCAGGTCCAATTGCTCTTAACTCATTCTGTTTTTCTTGTACATCAAATCGAATATCCTTATAGGTTGCTTTTATGGCTTCTACGGTTTGTAGGAGTTGCTTATTTAAGTCCCCGATGGTCTTGCTAAGTTGACCAAAGACCTCAAACATGCGTGGGTGTGCGGCCCCACTACGTACTTCCTCCATGAGGGTCTTTTGCATAGTTTCATTTACCTTTAATTGATAAAGCATACCAGAAAGGGAAAGAATATCAACTTGCATTTTATTTTTAAGATACGGATTTTGCTTAATTATTTCATCGGTAAGCATAAATCCCGTAGCATTCTTAATCATTTTTTTGGCTTTCGAATCACAGTCTTTTTGTAATTTATCAAAATCGAGATCAAAAGTAGGTTCCATGGCGAGCTCTGGGGCATCAAACTTTGGAGTATTTTTATCAAGTTTGTTGTCTGCAGCGTCGATCATCTTCTGTAACTCGTCTTTTTCGTCTCTTGCATTCATATAATTAGTTTTAATCGTTTAACGTTGTTTAGAAATATAAGGAGCGGAAAAGCGAAGATCGCAGTTATCCAATATGATAGCTTGATCAGCATCCTTTGAAAGATAAGATAGTAATTCTAATGGTTGTTTTTCTTCTTCTATTGTTGTTGTAAATAGACGAATATTAGTCATAAGAGAATCTGATTTATCAAGAGTGTACTGATCCACTACAACTTCTTCAGGGGTTAAATTAATAGTTTTATAGAATACTTTTACAAGTTTATCTCCGCTTCCAGAAACATTTGGCTTCCAAACATAAGCATTATATTGCCCCCATGTATTTCCTATATTAACTATTATTCCATACCATGAATTATCTAAAAGTCTGGTACTCATTGGAATAACTCTTTCTTGAGAACCATAGAGAATTTTAATATATTGATTCGCAAATATATTTGCTTTGAATCCGTGATTTGTTTCGTTTATTCCATCTATGAGATTAATGGGTTCCTGCAACTTAGCTTTATAATTTCTCATAGAAGCCCAATTGGAATTCAAAGAATTAAGATATGTTTCTACATCTTCATCTATTTTACAATAGTATCTTCCTGTATTGAAATCATTATCATCAATAATTTTTGCATAAAGATTTAATGCTCCAGGCCTGGAAATTGTAA